GTTGCTGTTCGCACTGTCAGGTGCGAACCATGAGCAGGGTTTGGGGCAGGCACGCCCCAACAAGATCACTTGGAAAACTCGCAAGAGTTTGAGAAGTGAAGTCCCGGATGGACAGGAAATTTTCAAGAATTGAAAATTTGTGGCCACGGGACGGTTCTTGCCCTCTACCGCTGCGCTCAAAACGCATTTTCAACAAATGTTTCCGAATTGTTAAGACGCAAAAATAAGTAGAGGTGGTGCTGCTCGTGTATGTTGATCACCGTTTGCTCCGAACGCAGTTCCTGCCCCTGTTTTGCAGCGGCGTTGTCCGGCTCGCCCACACAAAGTGTGAGGTCATGGCACGGTATCACGTTCGGACGGCTTATGTAAGATTCAAGGTACAGTATGAAGAAAGCCGGGCGCAGTGCGGACACTACAACCTGCTTCTTTCAAGCACAAGAATAACACTTTGTAGTTGTGAAGTCAACAACCAAAAACAAATTTTGAAAGATTGAACAACTACATAAGATTTTTTTTGTGGAAAAGAAAAATACCGCCCACGCAGCGCAGCGATGATTTTGTCGGGTGAAACGGCGGCAAAATAGATCGGGTGTGTTGCGGGGCGGTATGCTCTTTCTGGGCAATCATCCACTGAAAGTGGTGGTTATTACGGTGAGAACTACCACTTTTGTCAGCAGGATTTGGAATAAAGGGTACCATGGAAGCATGGGTGCGTCAAGATAGTTTTGCAAAATTTATTGTGGTAAAGCGGTGGTAGTAGGACTTATTTGTGTAGTATGGAAAGCCTGAGTGCCCCAAAAGCCATATTGTAACTATATGTTTCTTTGCAATCTACGGATGAAGAGAAGGAGAAGCTCTAAATCTGCGTCGGAAAGCTCTTGTATTCCCTCTGAGATGGCATCGATTAGCTCTGGTCGATCGTGGTCGCTAAAGAATTGCTCTGGAGTGATGCAAAAGTAATCACATATATTAAAGAATTGCGTCATGGATGGAAGTGCTTTTCCGGAGCTTATTCCTTGAATATAATTTTTGTTTTGTCCTAGCTCTAGGCTCATCTGATACTCTGAAACATTGCGTTTCATGCGAAGTTCTGTGATTCGTTGCCGAAGGAAGCTTGCGTAGTCCACATTTTTTCACCTCATCAGAAAGCATACAGGGAATTGAATTTAAATGTTCCAGATAGAAAGCCTCGTTTTGGTTAAAAATTGCTTGACAGTACAGAACTAATGTGGCAGAATAAAATAAAAGGTCGAATTGTACAGAACCATTCTGTCAATGGCATAGGAAAATTCCAGACAGAAATTCTAATGGAAACTGCTGAAGGCAATTATAAAGAGGGGAAGCACCGATGGAATCAAATCAGGTACAAGTGATCCGTCAGGATCTGAGAAACTTTTCCGACGCAGTGCAGAATATGGTGCAGGGGGTCAGAGCGGCATCTATTTCATGGGGAGATCAGAACTATCAGATGTTGTTTCGGTCGATTCAGGGACTTTCCACAAAGTCAAAACGTGTGCTGGATAGTGGCAACCGTGCAGCACAGGCGGCGGAACAGTTCTTTGAAATATCCCAAGAACAATACTGAGAAATAGTTCAGAGGAAACTGTATGACACAAGTTTCAGTAGAAGGTCTCAAAAAAGTAAAGCAGGCACTACAGGATTTCAAAAATCAAGCTGCGCCGATGTCCTATACTGTTATGAATCATAATCAGTCCTGTCAAAGCGATGCATCGAAGGCTGTGGATAAGACCAGGCAGACAGTCGAAGAACTGACGCAGAGGGTTAAAGCTCTGGAAAATAAGATTCGGGAACTGGAACAGTCGATTCAGCAGAGCGAGAGGATGATTCAGGAACTGGAGCTACAAGGGCAGGAAGCGCATGAGACGATTGGAACGCTGGAACAGCGTGCAGCCAAAATTCAAGAGGAACTGCGGAAGATTGGAAACGTCTCAACAAGTGATGAAAATGGACAGAGCCAGATTGCACAGCGTATTCGGCAACTGAAAGAGGAATTACAGCGATGCCGTGAACAAATTTCACAGCTTCAAAATGCTGTAAGAGAAATGGAACAGGAGAAAGCTCGGCTCCAGCAGCAAGAGGAGTGGCAGTGTAGCCAGAAAGCGCGTGCAGAGCAAGAACTTGCATCCCAGAAGAGACGGCTACAGCAGTATCAGGGTAAACTGGAACGTCTGCAACAGCAGATGAGCATTTTGTCCAGTGCACTGGGAGAGTATCAGCAGTCGATGCAAGTATTTCAGGCGCAGGCAGCACAGCAGGGGCAGGTCACGATGCAGTCTGTAGACAGTTGCATCCAATGCGTGGAACTTTATATGCAGTATCGCTAAGTAAATTCGATAGATAAATGAAAGGAAGTGTTTCTTTTGGCAAGCGCACAAGTTAAGATTCAGGATTTGAAAAACGGGATCAATGCCTGCGGCGTATGTACACATGAATTGCAGCTTACAGCTCAGCAGCTCCAGCGTGATTATATGAGTGCCGGTTCCGGCTGGAAGGATGAGCAGTACAAAAATCTTGGACAAATCGTCGAGGATAGCTGCGCTGCAATTCTGCAGCCAATCCCCCAACTTGAAAGCTGTCAAAAGTGGCTGCAGGAGCTTGCGGCGTTGGTTGAAAAATATGAAACCTGATGTCGGTTTATAAAAAGGAGGCTGGATATAATGGCAATGAACGCATCCGTTTCTGCTATTCAGGACATGGAAAAGACGCTTGCGGATACAGTGCGTAATCTGGATACGCTCAGTGAAAAGATTAGCACGAATTTCCGTCCTTCGGCAGATTGGAACGATAACCAGGCGGTGGCTTACAATCAGGTGATGCAAAAGATTGCCCGGTTGGTCAAATCGCCGACGGAGGATCTGAAAAAGCAGCAGGAAAAGCTGAAACAACTGGAGGAACTGGTACGGAGTTATCAGAGCCACCAGTTTAATGGATAAAACAAAATCATTATGGAGGAATCAAAAATGGATATGAGCGATTTCACAAGTGCGGAAAACAAGAAAATGACGACGGAAAATGATATTCCGACGTTCAACCCTCCTATAGGTGATGCACCAAAGGTGGGAGTTGACGGTAAGAGCAAGAAGGCGCAGACTTTTACACCCCCTACGACATCCAACATGGATCCGGGATGCTACTACCACCCGGAAGAGAGGGTGGTAGGCCACTGCGCACGGTGCGGCAAGAATTTGTGCCGCTATTGTTGCGATTCCTTTGGTGTGACTGGTGGTGAATATGCAGGAAAGATGTTGTGCTATGACTGCACTACAAAGCTCGTGAAGGATAATGTGGAAGAACTGCAGAAAAACCATAATTATATCCATGGACAGTATACGCAGTGTCTGGTTGGATGTGCAATCGGTGGTGTGATTGGATTCATCTGGGGGCTGAGCGGTGGCATCATGGGTGCACTTCTTTATATGGTACTGTGTGCAGCGATCGGCGGCAGCGCGAGTAACTTTTTCCACCGCTTCATTGCAGCAATTCCGGGGTTCTTTGTTTCCACGGGAAACATGGTGATTTCGATTTGCGTCGGTCTGTTTAAATTTATCTTCTGTTTCTTCCTCTATGCGATTATGGCATTGTTTGAAACGGTCAAAAAGATTCTTTACTACCGCAATTATATGGCTCAGACGGCAGATTGTCTGGAAAAGGACAGTTCTGCCCTGCAGTGCATCCGGGATCGTATGGAATATAGCCGTGTGATGAATGAAAATCGCGGTATGAGTCTGGCAGATCTGATGAATGAAGGCAGCGAGCTGTACAACAACTCTTATGCTCGCATGGTTCAGGAACAGGGCGAGGAAAAAGCAGAGGCATTTGTCAGCAGATGCACTACTCAGATCGCCGAGAACGGCGAGATCATCCGCAGCTTTGCAGCCTGATCGCCTGGCAAGGACAAAAAATACTGTCGCGCCAAACGACTTGTTTCAGCAGGAGGTTAGGTTTCTTTACAAAGGCATAATCATAAATCACAACAAAAACCGAGCCAACCTACACTAAAACGTCGCTTTTTTCAAGGAAAAGGCGGCGTTTTTTCATGGCCCGGTTTTGGAAAGGAGTGGTGCTGACTTCATATCTAAAAAGAAAGGGGGAATTTTTTAGCTGGCCGGGCCGGGAGGTCTGGCCTTTTTTCATCTCACGAAAAGGAGGTTAGCCAATGGCAGATGAAAAAGTAAACGCGAGCCCGGAGGAAAGCAAAATCCCGGAAGCTCCGGCCCCGTCCGGGCCGGGCGATCCGCCCGCGCCGGAGCACACCGAGGGGCCCGCTGTCCCTGGTGGAGATCAGACGGCCCCCGCTCATGTGGAGCCCGCCATGCCGGAAAAAACGGAGGGGCCCATCAAGCCGGAGCAGTCTGTTATCCCTGGTATGGGTGAGGACGCTCCCGCGCCATCCGGCAAGGTGATCAACCTCTCGGACATCCAGGCCGCTGATAAGGGCGGCAAGGAGGCTTCTGCTCCTGCCCCGGAAAAGAAAGCGCCGGAGGCGGATAAGCCGCCGAAGCGCCGGGGCCGTCCGCCGAAAGAGCAGGCCGGGCCGACTGTGGAGAAAAAGTCGAAAGCGGCGGAGCCCCGCACAGGCCGCCCGTCTAAGGTTGACAAGGCGGCCCGTGAGGAGGCTCCGCCCTCTGTTCAGGACAAAGTGTCCAGAGGTAAGAAAGCCGACAAGAGCAAGGAAACGGGTTCCGGCGGTGCGCCTGTGTCTAAATCCGCTAAGACGGCAAAGCCGGGCAAGGCCGCTCCTGTCAAGGAGGCGGCAGTCCCGCCGCCGGAGATCAAGCTGCCGCCCACGCCGGAGGTGCCGCCCCGCCCGGTGGAAGAGGGAAAAATCGTCTATTTGAAGATGTCGGAGCTCCACCCGTTCCATACGTTCCGGGAGCACCCCTACAAGGTGCAGGACGATAAAGCGATGGACGATCTGGTGGGGACGATCAAGGAACACGGCATTATGACCCCCGCCACCGTCCGCCCGGAAAAGGACGGCAAGGGCTATGAGATCATCGCAGGCCACCGCCGCCATCATGGTGGTACACGGGCCGGGCTGGAGGAAATGCCCTGTATTGTCCGGGAGATGACTGACCTTGAAGCCGTCCGGGAAATGCGGAACAGTAATAAACAGCGCGGCGATCCGCTCCCCAGCGAACTGGCAAAGCTCCTGGATTTGGAGGTTGAGGCCATCAAGCGCCAGGGGGCTCGTCCGAAAACGGAGAAAGAGGCCGAGGCCCTGGGTAAGCTCTCGGTGGAGATCGTGGGTAAGGATCACGACATGAACTATAAAAAGGTCATGCGGTATATCCGCCTTAACTCCCTGGTGCCGGAGCTTCTGGACAAGGTGGACGCAAAGCAGATGGGCTTTATGCCTGCGGTGGAGATCTCGTATATCAGGCCGGAAAACCAGCGGCTGATTGCTGTGTCCATTGACGGGGAGCAGTCCTCCCCCTCGGTGGCCCAGGCAAAGCGGCTCCATGAGCTGGACAAGGAGGGCAAGCTCAACGGCGATGTGATTGACGGTATTTTAAGTGAAGAGAAAAAGGAGGATCGCGGTGTGATTATTTCGACTGCTGAACTGTCTAAGTATTTCGGCAAGGAGGTCACTCCTGCCAAAATGAAGGAGCAGATCATGGCTCTGCTGGACGAGTGGAAAGAGAAACAGCCGCCCGAACTGGCGAAGCCGGACAAGAAAAAGGACTTGGAGAAGTAACCGGGCCCCGCTTCTGGACACTTTGTCCAGAGGTAAGCGCCCCGCGCTTGGGATGGGCTCTGTGGTGATATATCCCCCGTCGCCGCCTATATTCCTGCACAGCCGGGAGTGGGCCGTCAAGGGTGCAACGCACCGCCGCTCGCGGCGGCTTGCCCTTGACGGTCTGCCCCGGCTGTGCTACTTCCAGCGGCGCGGCGGGGGTATATATCCTCCAGAGCCGCCCCCTTTCCCTGGATAGGGAAAGGGCGGGGGGATAGGGTCGAACTACCTATTATAAATATCGGAGGTGTTGAAGATGAAACGATCCCTTGCTTATATTACCGCCGCATGGCGCGGCGATCCTGCGGTGGACATGGAACAGGCGGCGCATTACTGCCGCGTGGTCTACGATGCGGGGTATTCCCCCGTCTGCCCCATGCTCTATCTGCCGCTGTTCCTCAATGACGCAGTGCCGGAGGAGCACAAGAACGGCATCGACATGGGCCGTGACCTGCTCCGGCGTTCCCGTGTGCTGGTGGTGTGCGGCCATACGATCACCGAGTCCATGAAAAATGATATTGCCGTGGCCCAGCGGCTGGGGATCACCGCTACCACCCTTGAGGGCATCCTGACCGTCAAGGGCCAGGGCCGCTGCTGATATGGCGTCCCTGTTTGAAGCCTACATCACGAACCTGGGAAAATACAACGAGGGCGAGCTGGTCGGTGAAACCTTGAAATTCCCCACTACCACGGAGGAGGTGCAGGGACTTCTGAAACGCATCGGCGTGGACGGGGTGCGGTACGAGGAATTTTTCATCACCAGCTTTGACGGTGATGTGCTGGGGCTCTATGACTATCTCACGGAATATGAAAACCTGGACGAGCTCAATCACCTGGCCTGCCTGCTTTCCGAGCTGGATCAAGGCGACTTGGAAAAGTTTGAGGCGGTCATTGATAGCGGCGAACATACTTCCAGTGTAGCTGACCTCATCAATCTGGCGCAAAACCTGGATTGCTACGAGTTTTATCCCGGTGTGGAGGACGATGAAACCCTGGGCCGCATCTATGTGGAGGACATGGAGGCTATTGACGTGCCGGAGCACCTGCTGAATTATTTTGACTATGAGGCATACGGGCGGGATATTCGGCTTGAAGAGGACGGCCACTTTGCCCCTGGTGGCTATGTGCTGAACAATGGCGGCCAATTCATCGAGCACTATCACGGGATCGAGGACATTCCCGCCGAGCACAAAGTCTTTGCCTTTCCGCAGCTCACGGTGCGGGAGCAAATGGCGGCCTACAAAGAAATTATTGACGGTTCCTCCCTGGAGGGCTATCGGAAGATTGCCGCAAAGGAACACGAGGAACGATAACGGCACTTCTGGACGTTTTGTCCAGAGGTGCTCTTTTCATGGAAAGGAGGGATACGGCTGATTGACGAGGACGTTTCCAGACGTACCATAGCAGTTTCGATCAAGGCGACAAAGCTCACGGGCCGGGTGCTGGCCCAGGCGTGTCTGGCGGTGGGCCGGAAGATTAAGAAAACGTACCGGGCCCGCCAGACACCCCACGGAAAACAGACGGTGCGCCAGCTCATGGGCCACGGGGCCGCCACGAACAGCATCGAGGTGGAGTCCCCAAAGGACTTTGACCGGGTGGCCCGGAAATGGAATGTAGACTATGCCTTTTATAAGACCGGGCCGGACAAGTACCTGCTGTTTTTCAAAAGCGGGCAGGCCGATGCCATCACCGCTTGTTTTTCGGAATATTCCCGGCGTGTGATGAAGCGTTCCAAGTCCCGGCGCGTCCCGATCCGGGAACAGCTCAAACGGGCCGCCGCTGAACTGGCCCGCCAGCCGTCCCACAAGAAAGAACGTGCAAGGGAGGCGGTGCATGAGGACAGATAGCGTCAAGAAATATGTGATACCCAACATCCCGTACCTGTTTATCCTGTGGGCCTGCCTAAAGCTGGGGACGGCCTACCGCCTGGCTCCCGGAGCAGACTTTGCTCACAAGCTGATGGGCCTGGGCCAGAGCATCGGCCCGGCCTTTGCCGACTTTGCGCCGGGGCTTAATCCCTTTGACTGGCTCATCGGCATTGTGGGTGCGGTGGGCTTCCGCCTGCTGATCTATATGAAAAGCAAGAACGCAAAGAAATTCCGGCGGGATGAAGAATACGGATCGGCCCGCTGGGGCACCGAAAAAGACATCAAGCCCTTTGTCGATCCAAAGTTTGAGAACAACGTCATTTTGACAAAGACGGAGTTTCTCACCATGAACACGCGGCCCAAAATCCCAGCCAACGCCCGCAACCTCAACGCCTGCATCATCGGCTCGTCCGGGTCGGGCAAAACCCGCTTCTGGCTCACGCCCCAGCTACTCCAGGCGCACAGCTCCTATGTGTGCGTAGATCCAAAAGGCGGAGTGCTCTCCCAGGTGGGTGCTTTCCTGCAACGCCGGGGATATAAGGTCAAAGTGTTCAACAGCATAGATTTTTCAAAATCTATGCACTACAATCCGCTGTCCTATATCCACAATGAGGCGGACATCCTAAAATTCGTGGATACCCTCATAGCAAACACAAAGGGCGAGGGCAAGGAGGGCGATCCGTTCTGGACGAAGGCGGAAACGCTCCTTTATTGTGCGTTGATTGCCTATATTATCTTTGAAGCTCCTGCCGAGGATCGGAACATCAATACCCTGGTGGACATGATTTCCGGCATGGACGTGAAAGAGGATGACGAGTCCTATATGAACGCGGTGGACTATATGTTCAAGGGCCTGGAAAAGCGCAAGCCGGATTGCTTTGCCGTGAAGCAGTACAAAAAATATAAGCTGGCCAGCGGCAAGACCGCGAAAAGCATTTTGATTTCCTGCGGTTCCCGGCTGGCCCCCTTTGACATCCCCCAGCTCCGGGAGATCATGAGCTATGACGAACTGGAACTTGACCGCATCGGGGATCGGAAAACAGCGGTTTTCTTTACGATTTCCGACACAACCCCGACTTATAACTTCATTGTGGCCCTGGCCTTTTCGCAGATGTTCAATCTTCTGTGTGAACGGGCGGACAATGTTCACGGGGGCCGCCTGCCCCATCATGTGCGGGTGCTGTGGGACGAGGCTGCCAACACGGGGCAGGTGCCCTCGCTGGAGAAACTTGTCGCCGTTATTCGTTCCCGCGAGGTGAGTCTGTGCCTGTTCTACCAGCAGTACGCGCAGTGCAAGGCCATTTACAAAGACAACGCGGAAACGATCCTGGGAAACATGGACAGCGTGATCTTCCTGGGTGGCCGGGAGAGCTCCACCATCAAGGAAATATCGGAAAACTGGCTGGGAAAGGCCACGATCTCCATGCAGACCGAGGGCCGCTCCCGTGGGCAGTCGGAAAGCTACAACCAGAACACCCAGCGGCTGGGCCGGGAACTGATGACACCCAGCGAGCTGGCTACCATGCCGGGCGACAAGTGCATTTTGCAGTTGCGGGGCCTGCCCCCGTTCTTTTCGTCCAAATACGATTTGAAACAGCACCCCAATTACAAGTACACGGCTGAGGCCGATAAAAAGAAGAACGCCTTTGACCTAGATAAGCTCATCAACCGCCGCAGGCGGCCTGGGCTTAACGAGGCTTGTGAGGTGTACGAGGTAGACGTATCCGAAGCGGGGCCCGTAAGCGAGGACGAGGACATCCTCAACTACGACGACGTGGACGATCCGGATGCCTATGTATAAATCACTTCTGGACAAAGTGTCCAGAGGTCGCAACCTGCCGCCCAAACGGGCGGCTTTTTTCATGGCCGGGACAATCCCGGAGAAATGGAGGATATATGGAATTTTTCGCTTCTGCTATCACAACTTTGCAGACTTTGGTTGTTGCGCTGGGCGCTGGCCTGGGCGTGTGGGGCGTTGTCAATCTGCTGGAGGGCTACGGCTCGGACAACCCTGGCTCCAAAAGCCAGGGTATGAAGCAGCTCATGGCGGGCGGCGGCATCATCCTGCTGGGCACCACCCTGATCCCTCTGCTGAGCGGCCTGTTCTAAGGTAACGGCCTATGGATTTTCTCACCGACTGGCTCACGGACTGGCTCAAAGAGCTGTTGATTGGCGGGATCATGGGGAACCTGGAGGGGCTCTTTGATTACGTCAATACCCAAGTCGGAGAGATCGCGGTACAGGTGGGGACTACCCCGGCGGCGTGGAACGCCGGGGTATTTTCCCTCATCCGCCAGCTTTCCGAAACGGTGATCTTACCGATTGCCGGGCTGGTACTGACCTTTGTTGCCACCTATGAGCTCATTCAGATGCTTTTGGAAAAGAACAATATGCACGAGTTTGACGTGGCGAATATCTACAAATGGATGTTCAAAACGGCTTGTGCCATCCTCATTCTCTCAAATACCTTTGACATTGTGATGGCCGTTTTTGACGTGTCGCAGACGGTAATTGCCCAGGCGGGCGGTCTGATTCAGGGCTCCACGGACATCACACTGGATATGATGACGGAGCTGGAAACCACCCTGGAGGGGATGGACTTAGGGCCGCTTCTCGGCCTGTGGCTCCAGTCCTCGATTATCGGCGTTACCATGTGGGCGCTGGGCATCGTCATTTTCGTCCTGGTCTACGGGAGAATGCTGGAAATCTATTTGCTCACCAGTTTGGCCCCGATCCCTATGGCGACGATCTCCCACCGGGAGGTGGGACAGATGGGGCAGAACTATCTGCGCTCCCTCTTTGCCGTGGGCTTCCAGGGGATGCTCATTCTGGTGTGCGTTGCAATCTATGCGGTGCTGATCCAGGGAATTGCCACGGGCGGAGATCCCATCGGGGCAATCTGGGGCACCGTGGGCTATACGGTTTTGCTCTGTTTCATGTTATTCAAAACCGGGACGATAGCGCGCAGTATCTTTAGCGCGCACTAAGGAGGTTTATTTTATGGCGAATATGCAGGTAGCGGCACAAGGGGCCCCCGTTATGGACGAGGCGGCGATGGCGGAAATGCGCCGCCTGATTTTTGAAGCGCCCATCCAGGAGCTGGCGGACGCCCAGGGCATTTCCATTGACGAGGCCGTACAGCTCCGGGTGGAGAAAAACCTGGAAGCCGCCGAGGTGCCCATCGAGGTGTCGGTGCGGCCCATTGAGCCCCAGGGCAAGCTGATTGGCTTTGCCAGCGTGAATATCGGCGGCATCGTGATTGACGATTTTAAGGTAGTTAACGGGAAAAACGGGATTTTCCTGGGGGAACCCAGTAAGCCCGATCCCACAACCCGGACGGGCTACCGCTCCACGGCGCGGGTGACAAACCGGGCCTTGCAGGAGCGGCTGAGCGCGGCGGCGGCAGATGGCTATAATGCGGCTGTGGAAAAGCTGATTGCCCGCGCCGAGGCCCTGCGTCCGAAACCGATCCGGGAGCAGATGGCAAACGCGGCGAAGGAGGCCGCAAAGGAAAACGCCACCCGGCCTGCCCCGGTGAAGGGCAAGGAGGCCAGGGATGACCGATAAGGGCACCTCTGGACAAAGTGTCCAGAAGTCCCCGGAACTCACGGAGGGGCTGTTCCTCATGGATGGCATCGAGGGCCTGCGCTCCCTGCCCCGCCATTCTGTGGATATGCTCTTAACCGATCCGCCCTACGGCACAACCCGGAACTTTTGGGATGTGCCCCTGCCGCTCCCGGAGCTGTGGGAGGCGGTGAAATGGGCCGTCAAGCCGGACGGCGCGATCCTGTTCTTCGCGCAGTGCCCCTATGACAAGGTGCTGGGTGCATCCAACCTGTCCATGCTCCGCTATGAGTGGGTGTGGTACAAAAGCCGCTCTACTGGCTTTCTCAATGCCCGCCGCGCCCCACTGAAAAAGACGGAGAACATCCTGGTATTCTATCAGAAGCTCCCTCTTTATAACCCGCAGTTTGAACAGGGCAAGCCCTACAAGCGGAGCTTGACGAACAACGGGGACAGCCCAAACTATGGAAAATTCGTCCGTACCACGGGCGGCTCGGAGGACGGCCTGCGCTTTCCGGGGAATGTGCTCACGTTCCCCACCGTCCAGCGCACCGTCCACCCCACGCAGAAGCCGGTGGCCCTGTGCGAGTATTTCATCAAGACCTATACCCGGCCCGGCGAGCTGGTGGCGGACATCTGCGCGGGCTCCGGCACAACGGCGGTGGCCGCCCTCAACACGGGCCGCCGCTTCATCTGTTTTGAAACCGTCCCGGCCTACTATGCCGCCGCCAGCGAGCGCATCCGTGTGGCAGGTGCGGCGGTGGAGGCTGGGGAGAAAGGAGTGTAATTATCAGGAAATATTCTGTGATCTACGCCGATCCCCCCTGGCGGTATGCTCAAAAGGGCTTGCAGGGGGCGGCGGAAAAACACTATCCCACAATGGGGATTGACGAGTTATGCACGCTCCCGGTGGCGGATCTGGCGGCCCCGGACAGCGTGCTTTTTTTGTGGGCTACGTTCCCGCAGCTCCCGGAGGCCCTGCGGCTCATTAAGGAGTGGGGCTTCACTTACAAGAGCGTTGCTTTCGTCTGGTTGAAGAAAAACCGCAAGTCCGAGGGCTGGTTCTATGGCCTGGGCTTCTGGACGCGGGGCAACGCGGAGGTCTGCCTGCTGGCAACACGGGGACATCCGAAACGGCAGGCGGCAAACGTCCATCAATTCATTATTTCCCCCATCCAGGAGCACAGCCGCAAGCCGGAGGAGGCCCGTGAAAAGATCGTGGCCCTCATGGGCGATTTGCCCAGGGTGGAACTGTTCGCCCGGCAGTCCCCGCCCGGCTGGGACGTGTGGGGAAACGAGGTGGAAAGCACCATCCCGGACTTCTGGACAAAGTGTCCAGAGGTAGCCGGGCCGGAAAGGAGTGATTGAAATTCCCTATGTAAATGTCCCCAACGACTTATCCAAAATCAAGACCAAACTTGCCTTTAATTTGACAAAGCGCCAGCTTGTGTGCTTCGGGATCGCGGCGGCGGTGGGCATCCCGTCCTACCTGCTGGCCCGGAGCGCCATCGGCAACACCGGGGCCATGTTCCTGATGATGGGGGTGGCGCTCCCGGCGTTCCTGCTGGCGATGTATGAAAAAGACGGGCTCCCCTTTGAAAAGGTGGTGCGGAACGTCCTGCGGGCGAAGTTCCTGCGGCCTGGGGTGAGGCCCTACCAGACGGAAAATATCTATGCCCCGTTCACCCAGCGGGGCGCTGTACGAAAGGAGGATGCGATTGCAGAAAGCAAAAAGCCCAAAGCGCGGCCCCGGAAAGGCCGCTAACCGGAAAGCTGTTTTGTCCGCCCAGCAGACCATCCCTTATCTGGTGATGCACCCGGACGGCGTGTGTCAGCTCCCCGGCGGGCTCTACACAAAGACGGTGGAATATGAGGACATCAACTACTCCGTGGCAAGCACCGAGGATCAGACGGCGATTTTCAGCGGGTGGAGCTCGTTCCTCAACTACTTCGACAGCTCCCTGCCGTTCCAGCTCTCCTTTATCAACCGCCGCTCCCGTTCCCGGAGCCGCTACAAGGTAAACATTCCCCCGGCCCAGGATGACTTTGACAGCATCCGGGCCGAGTTCACGGGGATGCTGAAAAACCAGATTGCCAAAAGCAACAACGGCATCGAGCGGTCAAAATATATCACCTTTGGCCTGCCCGCCGAGGGGATCGCGGAGGCCCGCCCCCGCCTGGAACGGGTGGAGGCCGATGTGACAGGCAACCTTAAACGGCTGGGCGTTCCCTCTGTCCCAATGGACGGGCAGGCGCGGCTGGCCCTGCTCCACGGCCAGATGCACCCCGGCAATCGGGAGCCGTTCCGCTTCTCCTGGCAGGACATCCCCAAAACCGGGCTTGGCACAAAGGACTATATCGCGCCGGACAGCTTCGACTTCCGGCAGGCCCGGACGTTCCGCATCGGCCAATACTGGGGCGCGGCGTCCTACTTGCAGATTTTGGCGTCCGAGCTCTCTGACAAGCTCCTGGCGGAGATCCTGGAGCTGGATGCGGAAATGACCGTAACCATGCACATCCAGACGGTGGATCAGCTCAAGGCCATTAAGACCATCAAGGGCAAAATCTCCGACATCGGCAAAATGAAGGTGGAGGAACAGCGCAAGGCGGTGCGGGCCGGGTACGATCCCGACATCCTGCCCCCTGACCTGATTACATTCAGCAAGGACGCGGCGGAGCTTCTGGCTGACCTGCAGTCCCGAAACGAGCGGATGTTCCTGCTCACGTTCACGGTGGTAAACCTTGCCCCCACCCGCCAGCGGCTGGAGAATGACGTGTTCACGGTGGGCGGTATCGCGCAGAAATACAACTGCGCCTTGAAGCGGCTGGACTGGCAACAGGAGCAGGGCTTTGTTTCTTCCCTGGCCCTGGGCTATAACGAGGTGGAGATCCAGCGGGGCATGACTACCAGCTCCACGGCGATCTTCATTCCCTTTATGACCAGGGAGCTGCGGATGGCCGGGCCGTCCCTCTACTACGGCATGAACGCTCTTTCCCACAACGTCATTATGGCTGACCGCAAAAAACTGAAATCGGCCAACGGCTTGTATCTCGGCTCCACGGGCTCCGGCAAGAGCTTCGCCGCAAAGCGTGAGATCATCAACGTGTTTCTGGCTATCCCCAAAGACCGCATTATCATTGTCGATCCGATGGGGGAATATGCCCCGCTGGTGCGTAGGCTGGGCGGCCAGGTGGTGGAGATCGCGCCCGGCTCCCCCAACCATATCAACCCAATGGACATCCAGCTTGACCTGGACGATGACGAAAGCCCGCTTTCCATGAAAGCGGATTTTTTGTTGTCCCTGTGCGAGCTGGTGGTGGGCGGCAAGGACGGCCTGCAACCCATCGAAAAAACGGTGATTGACCGCTGTGTGCGGCTCATTTACCGGGACATGGCCCTGGGCCTGGGGGACGGCAAGCCGCCCTTGCTCCAGGACTTGTACGAGGAACTTCTGAAACAGCCGGAGCCGGAGGCCCGTCGGGTGGCAACCGCCCTGGAGCTTTACTGTACAGGCTCCCTTAACCTGTTCAATCACCAGACCAATGTAAAACTGACGGCACATATTGTTTGCATCGTCCTCAAAGGGCTGGGAGAAAACCTCCGCAAGATCGCCATGCACGTTACCAACGACTTTGTAACTTCGGCGGTCAATGTGAATTTCCACAACGGCGTTTCTACCTGGTGCTACTTTGACGAGTTCCACATCCTGCTCCGGGACGCACTCACCGCCAGCTACTTTGTGGCCGTGTGGAAGATGCTCCGTAAAAAGGGCTGCGTGCCCTCGGCTTTAACGCAGAACGTCAAAGACCTTTTGGCCAGCCGGGAGATCGAGGCCATTCTGGACAACACCGACTTTATGATCCTGCTGTCCCAGGCCCAGAGTGACCGGGCGATTTTGGCGAAACAGCTCGGCATTTCCGAGCATCAGCTCTCCTATATCACCCATTCCAATTCCGGCGAGGGCCTGCTGTTCTATGGCGATGTGACCATCCCCTTTGTAGATCGGTTCCCCCGCGGGGAGATCTATAACCTGCTGACCACGCGCCCGGAGGACTTGAAGAATGAAGCGAAAGCCGAATAAACCCGAACAAGAGCCCAGGGAGCGCCCCGGCTCCTGGGAGGAGCCCGCCGATCCCGGCGGCGCTTCTTCCGGGGACGCTGGGGGCGGCTCCCCTGGCGGTGCCGGGACAGAGGGCACTTCTGGACAAAGTGTCCACAAGTCAAAGTTCCGGCAGAAAAGCAAACAGGAACAGGCCGCCGCTTCTAAGCTCCGCATGGAAAAGCGCGGGGAAAAGCTGGAGGCGGCCAGGGGCAAGCTGGCAAAACAGAAGCCCCCGAAAAAGCCAGGCCCCATCCGGCGGGTGGGCCGCGCCGCTGGCGGCACCGTTCACGGCTTTGTGCATGGGAAGATTTACGAAAACGAGCAGGAAAACGTGGGCATCGAAGGAGCCCACCGCTCCGAGCTGGTGGGCGAGGCCGCCCTGCGGCATGGCTCCCGGTTTGTGAAACGGAAAGTCCGGGAACACCCGGCAAAGGCCGTCCAGCGGGCCGAGTCTAAATATGTCAAGGCCACGGCGGACTATCACTTCCGCATGGCCGCCCAGGAGCACCCGGAAATGTCCGGCAACCCGGTTTCCCGGATGTGGCGTAAGCACCGCTTGAAAAAGCAGTACCAGAAGCGGGCGCGGGAGGCGGTCAAGACCGGGGCGGCAGGCGCGGCGAAAAAGACCGCCGCCGCTACGGAAAAGGCCGGGGCAAAGGCGGTAGGCTTTGTGAAGCGGCATCCCGTGGGGGTAGTGCTGGCCCTGGCCTGTGTGCTCCTGCTCTTTATGATGCAGTCCTGTTCGTCCTCCCTGGTGACGCTTGGCAACGCTGGGGCGGGCGCGGTGGGCGCGACTACTTACCCATCCCAGGACGAGGAAATGCTGGCGGCGGAGGCGGACTACTGCAGCATGGAGGCGGAGCTCCAGGACTACCTGGACAGCTACGAAAGCACTCACGACTATGACGAGTACCACTTCGACTTGGACAGCATTGAGCACGATCCCTATGTGCTGATTTCCATTCTGTCTGTGCTCCATGAGGGGGCATGGACGCTGGATCAGGTGCAGGGGACGCTGGAAACCCTCTTTGACCGCCAGTACATTCTCACCGAGGATGTGGTGGTTGAGGTGCGCTATCGGACGGAAAGCCGGACGGACAGCGAGGGCAACTCCTACACGGTAGAGGTGCCCTACAATTACTATATCTGTTATGTGACGCTGGAAAACCGCAACCTGTCCCATCTGCCCCTGGAAATGATGAACGAGGAGCAGATGTCCCGGTACTCCCTCTATATGTCTACCCTGGGGAACCGGCCTGACCTGTTCCCGGAGTCGGCCTATGTGGGGAAATACGTTACCAACCCGCCCGCCGGATATGACGTGCCGGGGGAATATCTGGACGATGAAACCTTTGCGGCCATGCTCACCGAGGCGGAGAAATACCTGGGCTATCCCTATGTGTGGGGCGGGAGCTCCCCGGCCACGTCCTTTGACTGCTCCGGCTTCGTGTCCTGGGTCATCAATCACTCCGGCTGGAATGTGGGCCGCCTGGGGGCCCAGGGGCTCTATAACATCTGTACCCCTACCAGCAATCCAAAGCCCGGCGATCTGGTGTTCTTTGTCGGCACCTACGACACGGCGGGCGTGTCCCACTGTGGCATCTATGTGGGGGACGGGATGATGATCCACTGTGGCGATCCCATCCAATATGCAAATTTGAATACAAGTTACTGGCAATCCCATTTCTACGCCTACGGGCGTTTACCCTGACAAGGAGGTATCTATGGCGGTAAGCAAAAGCCAGAAAATCCAGGCTGAGATTGATAAGGTCAAGGCCAAAATCAGCGAACAGCAGGCCCGGCTCAAGGAGCTGGAAAAGAACAAGCAGGAGGCCGAAAACAGCGAGATCGTGGACATCGTGCGGGGCATGAGCATTTCCCTGGAGGAGCTCCCCCTGGTGCTCCAGCGGCTCCGGGACGGCACTTCTGGACAAAGTGTCCAGAAGTCCGAGGATGGCGGAAAGGAGGAAAATTGAAGATGAAACGCTTTCGGGTGATGGCGGCGGCGCTGTGTGCCGCCGTTCTTTTATGCGGATTTAGCGTCCCGGCCTATGCCTATGCAGACGGCGGCGAGGGCGCGGACTATGGCGATCCCACCATGACCGAGGAAACCCAGGCCCCGGAGCCCACCATCGAACCGGGCGAGGGCTTTTCGGAGGAGGGCAACCTTGTTACCCGCGATCTGCTCTATGACGAGCACACCAACAAGCAGTTTATCACGGTGCAGACGGCGGGCGGGAACACCTTTTACATCGTCATTGACTACGACAAGCCCCTGGACGAGGAGGGCGAGCAGTATGAAACCTACTTCTTCAGCGTGGTAGACGAGGCCGATCTGCTGGCCGCAGCCGAGGCCGCTGGCGTGGAACAGGCGGTGTGCTCCTGCTCTGAAAAATGTACGGCGGGTGCCGTGAATACGGAGTGCGCCGTCTGCTCGGTCAATATGAACAAGTGCGCGGGCGTTGAGCCGGAGCCGGAACCCACGGAAACCGAGGAACCCACCCCGGAGGAGGCCGGGCCGGAAACGGGCGGCAACATGGGGATGATCCTGGCAGTGCTGGCCGTGGCCTTAGTGGGCGGCGGCGCGGCGTTCTATTTCAAGGTACTGCGTCCGAAACAGCAGAAAGCCGCCGAGCCCCAGGAGGACTACGGCGGGGAGCTGGATGACTATGACGGGCCGGACGGCTACGGGGACGAGGACGATGACGGCCCGCCCTGGGACGAGGAGGACGATGACGGAGAGGAGGCTGACAAATGAGGTTTACCGACAGCCCCTTTGAAACAATGATGAAGCAGAAGCCCCGTCCCCAGGCTCCTGCCCCGGCGAAGCCGCCCAGGGGCTCCCGGTGCTCCGGGTGCCCCTACTGGCGGGGCATCGGCTGTGTGTCCTGCTACCGGGAGCTCATGCGGGCCCCGGCTGGCGGGAGGTGACGGTTTGGCCCGTGAACTGACACGCGAGGAAAAAAGGGCGATCCGCGCCCTGGTAACAAAGTGGTGCGCCAACTATGACCGGGAGTGCGGGTGTCTGCCCCTGGACTGTGAGTGCTATATGCTGGGGAAATGCTGGACGGGTGCTTACTGCCGCTACTTCCGGGAGGCCGTCCTGCCCCTTGATCCGGCGCTGGAGGCGGCCCTCTTGACCGAGGGGCCCAGGCCGGAGTTTAAGCCCTGTCCCATCTGCGGCGGGGCCGTCCCCGCTGATGGGCGCATGGCCTACTGTTCCGAGTCCTGCGCCCGGATTGCCCTGCGGCGGCAAAAGCGGGACTATATGCGGAAAAAGCGGGGGTGATGTGTGGAAAATTAGGCCCAGGAAAACCCGCTTGTATCAAGGCTTTCCGGGGCCGCTTTTGGGGTAGGCCGTATCTTTCTATGGCCTGCCCTTGTTTTGCTCAAATGCTTTCCACATCTACCCCCGCCGCTTCTGGACACTTTGTCCAGAGGTGCGGGGCATTTAAGGAGGTGTTATTCTGGAGGAAAATCAAGGCTATGTGATCCGCCGCACAATCCTGTTTGACAATCAATGCGGCTTTGCCCTGGGGGAAAACAGCAGGGCCCCTAATCCCTATGTGACGTGGCGGTTTAACGAGCAGGACGGCCAGCGGAATTACTTTTGGGGCCACTACATGAATGAGCCGGATATGGCGGAACGGGACTTACTCAACCGGGCCGAGGACTACCAGCGGCGCTACCATGTGCAGGAAGTGGAGCAGGCCCCGGACAAGGAAACCTATCTGTACTACTCCACCCAGCGGCCTATCGACATCGGCACATACCCGAACAGCTATTTTAACCGCCCTGTCCACATGGATTTATACTTTACCCGCCAGCAAGTGACGGGTGAGGCGTTCCAGGCGTGGGGAGCCATCACCTATGCCCATCCCTTGACGGAACGGGAAATGCAGGATTATGAGCTCCGGCCCTCCCGCAATAACCTGGATATTCGGCGGCAGATGGACGCCCAGGCCCAGGTGGTGGGAAAATGGGAGGACGCTCACCGCGTCTCGGATCAAAAGCGGCTGACATGGTTTTACCCTGACTTCGGCAGTTATGTGGTGAAAGAATACATCACCCCGGAGCAACTGGCCAGCTTTGCCCGTGGTGTGGAACGCAAGGAGGCGGCGCGGGCTCATAAGGAGGCCAAACGCCAGCCCCCGATTGCGGAACAACTGAAAGCGGCGCAAAAGGAGGCCCAGGAACACCGGGCCCCGGACGGCCCCAAAAAGAAAACCCCTGACCGGGGCGACAGATAGGAGGACTGTTATGGAAAAGAAGCGTGAACAGGATTTTGCCAACCAGGAGGCCCTGCGGCTCTCCGGGGTATTTAATACGCCGATCCCCGCCCAGCCGCCGGAACGGGAAAAGGCGCTGGACAAGGTAAAGGAGCCGCCCCGCGTCTGCCGGAGCTTGGAACGGGAGGAGCGGTGACAAAGAAACGCCGCCGCCCCATCCATCTCCATGTGATGGTGTCCGAGGAGGAGCAGGCGCTGATCCGGGAACGGATGGCCGAGGCGGGCATCCGCAACATGGGGGCCTATATGCGGAAAATGGCCCTCAATGGGTATGTGCTCCATGTTGACCTGTCACCCGTCCAGGAGCTGGTGTCGCTCCAGCGGCGGTGCTCCAACAATCTAAACCAGGTGGCGATCCAGGCGAATACCTACGGCGGCATTTACCCGGAGGAGATTACGGCTCTGCAACGGGACTATGAAAAGCTGTGGCGGCCCCTTTCCGATCTGCTGGAAAAGCTCTCTGCCATCGTGCGGCTCTGACCTGCCGGGGAGCGGCTCTGCCGTTCCCCGGCTATCTCGACTTCTGGACATTTTGTCCAGAGGTGGGGATAGCCGAGGCATCCTTGTTGGCCCCCCTCCTGCGGAGTTATAATATACATATAGAGGCAAACAACGAACTTTTTGTAGGAGGTATGAACGATGCGGACAATCTTAAAAATCATCGCGGCTCCCTTTGTCCTGGCCCTGATCCTCATTGTGGCGGTGCTTACGTTCCTGTCCTGCGTGGCGGGGGCTGTGTGCATTGTGGCTTGTGTGGGCCTGTCCCTGCTGGCGATCCTCTGCCTGCTGGCCGGGCAGACAGTAGGCTGCATCGCCATGTTTGTGCTGGCATTCCTGGTTTCCCCCTTTGGGCTCCCGGCCCTGGGCGGCTGGCTGGTGGAGCGTCTGCATGGTGTGAAGTATGCGGCGATGGACTTTATGGCAAGCTGATACTTATGGACAAAGTGTCCAGAGGTGCCGGGCGGCGGGTGAAACAGACCGCCGCCCGCTTTTTCTGCTGGGAAAGGAGGTGCGGCTATCGCTACAACTTACATCCGGCCTTACAAGGTGGCGGCGGGAAAAACGGCTGTCCAGACGATGGAGGATCGGTTTGCCTACGGGCTCAATCCGAAAAAGATAGGCGCTGTGTCTGCCTACCTCTGCGATCCGGCGTCGGCCCCCGCTGAGTTTCTTCTGACGAAAAGCCAATACCAGGCGGAAACAGGCCGGGCCGTGGAGCGCGGGGCCCTGTTCTTTCAGATCCGGCAGGCGTTCCTACCCGGCGAGGTCACGCCGGAGAAGGCAAACAAAATCGGCTATGAAACGGCCATGCGCTGGACAAAGGGCAAGTACCAGTTTTTCGTTTGCACCCACATCGACAAGGGCCACATTCACAATCACATTTATTACAACTCCACAGCCCAGGACTGCTCCCGGAAGTTTCATAACTTCATCGGCTCCAGCTTTGCGGTGCGGCGGCTCTCTGACCGGGTGTGCATCGAGCATGAGTTGTCCGTCATTCAAAATCCGAAACAGCACAGCAAGGGCCGCTTTCTTCACTATGGCCAGTGGATCGGGGAAAAACCGCCCTCTGCACAACAGCGGATGCGGCTGGCCATCGTGGAGGCCCTGGGGCAAAGGCCCGCTGACTTCCCGGCGTTCCTGCGGCTTATGGAGGAGTCCGGCTTTCAAGTGAAGCATGGGCGGGGCGGCGCGATCTCGTTTCTGGCCCCTGGGCAGGGTAAGTACACCCGCCTGCGGGCATCCACCCTGGGCCCCGGTTTCGATCCCGATGACATCCGGGCGGTAATTGCCGGGGAGCGTCCCATCCCGGAGCTCCCGAAGGACGGCCCGGCTCCGCCCCGGCGTGTCAATCTGATTATTGACATTAGGGAGCGCATGGCCCAAGGCAAGGGGCCCGGCTATGAGCGGTGGGCCAAAGTTTACAACCTCAAACAGATGGCCGCCGCGCTCCAGTACCTCCGGGAACACGATCTGATGGATTATGACGCGCTGGCCGCCAGCACCGAGGCGGCGGTGGATCGCGCCCACAAACTGGCCGGGGAGCTGCGGGACACAGAGGCTGCCCTCTCTAAAACTTCTGAGCTCATGGGTGCGGTGGTACAATATGCAAAGACGCGCCCTGTGTTCGATAGCTACAAGGCGGCCCGGTATTCTAAAAAGTACCTGGCCCAGCACGAGGCGGAGCTGGCTGACTACCGGGCGGCCAAAGCTACGATGAGCGATCTTTTGGGCGGGGCAAAGCTCCCGAAAATGGACGCGCTGAAAAAGGAGCGCCGGGAGCTCTCCGAAAAGAGAAAGGCCCTTTATGCGGAATACCGCAAGGCCCAGGCGGAAATGCGGCAGGCTGTGGCGGTCAAGGCGAACATTGACCATCTGCTCGGCCATACGGATGGGCGTGAAAATAAGGCCCAGGAGCGATAGCTCCGGGCCGCAGACAACCAGGGACTTCTGGACAAAGTGTCCAGAAGTCCGGCGGGTTTGGGGAGCTCCCCAACAAGCATTTTCACGGGCCTGCGGCCTGTGAAAATTTCGGAGTGTGGCCACACCCGAATTGCTTGCCGAAACGTGCATCCCCGCAACATGGCATGAAAAAACGGAGGTACACGCTTTTCTTACGCATCCTCCGTTCTCCGGGCCCTTTTCAGTCCCTCCGCTGTGGCTTCAATAATGGTTAGCTCTTTTTCGTCCATTTCGTTAAGCAAGTGATCTATATGCTTTCGGCAATCACTTTGGCCGTTCTGCTTGTCTGGATAGAAAAAATCATCTACGGAAATATCCAACAGGGTGACGAGCTGATAAAAAGTATTGAGGCTGGGGTGTTGTCCTCTGTTTTCAAAATACATGATAGAGCGCGGGGTGCGGTCTACAAGCTGTGCGAGGTATTCCTGTGTCCAGCCTTTGGCTTCTCTTTTGCGCTTGATTTCCCGGCCCAGCGCGTGAAAATCAAGTTTTCGTTCATCTTGGTACATTTTCATCTCACCCCTATATTATTTTACATTTCGGGTGATATTATTTGAACGAAGTGTAATTTTATGTTTATGTAGTATTTTGTTTCGCCATATCAAAATGATAAAATTATGTATTTTGAAAGACAGCTACGAACAAATATTGAAAGACTATACTAAGTCGTTCCTCTTGACAAACATCCGTATTCGGACTACAATATAAGTGTCCGAGTACGGATGTTTGGAGGGATTAAGATGACAGAGATAAAAGAACAGCTATCTCAACTCAATAAAATGTCCAATAAAAGTGAAGCTCTTTATCACAAAGTTGCTTTTTCTATTGGTATCTCTGATAGCTCACTTGGGGTACTGTATACGCTGCTGGACGCAGAGGCGCCGTGCTCTCAGTATGACCTGTGCAGCGAGTGGTCTATTCCCAAGCAAACTATCAACACCGCCGTAGCTGCCCTGCAAAAGAAAGGGGTGGCGTTTCTTTCGCCCATCCCCGGAACAAGGAATAAGAAAAATATAGCGTTCACAGAGTTTGGTAGAGATTTTGCCGAAAAGACGGTTGGCATATTGCGCATGGCAGAGCTTGACGCTCTTGCGGAATTATCACCGGAAGAAAGAGAGCTTTATATTCGTTTGAATGAAAAATATAATTGTCGCTTGATCGAGAAACTTTATCGCATTATGGACGAGGTGAACCAAGACAGGAAAGATTGCGATTAAATAAGCAGGAGAAAATATAATTATGTCCAAGTATAAAAAAATGAAACAGCTCATAGCGGATATGCGCTTACCTGAGTATCGTTATAAGCAACTGCTTGATGCTGTGTTCCTACAAGGAATTATGCGTTTTGAAGATATGAAGTTGCTTCCAAAAACGCTGCGCGAAAAGTTGGTGGAGCAGTTTGGTGAAACTGTTGTGGAGATCAAGGCGATCCATCATGAGAAATCAATGCAAACTGACAAGGTGCTGTTTGAACTGTCGGACGGAAACCGTGTGGAAACGGTGGGTCTGTTTTATAAAGAGGGCTGGAACTCCTTTTGCATTTCATCTCAAAGCGGTTGCGGCTTCGGTTGTAAGTTTTGCGCAACAGGGACTTTGGGATTACGCAGAAACTTGACTGTGGATGAAATTACCGACCAAATCCTATATTTTATGCAACAAGGATGCAGTATCAACAGTATCTCTTTTATGGGAATGGGAGAGCCGTTCGCTAATCCACAAGTTTTTGAAGCCCTGCATGATCTGACCGCCCCGGAACTGTTCGGGCTGTCCCAGCGACGCATCACCATTTCGACTATCGGTATCGTGCCGGGTATTCAAAAATTGACAAGAGAATATCCGCAAGTCAATCTGGCCTATTCCCTCCACGCACCTACTGACCGTCTGAGGGAAACGCTCATGCCAATAACTAAAACATACCCCCTTGGTCAGGTACTGGATACATTAGATCAGCACATTCGGCAAACAAATCGCAAGGTGTTTTTGGCATACATCATGCTAAAGGATGTCAATGACAGCGACAGACACGCAGAGCAACTTACCAAGTTGTTATTCAAACACAAAAAGTATTTGCCACTATACCATTTAGATTTAATCCCATACAATCAAACGACAGTTACGGAAACTATGGTGCCCTCAAGCCACACACGAATAAAGGCCTTTTGCCGTATCATTCATAATGCAGGAATTAGCGTCAATATCCGAACGCAATTTGGCTCCGATATTAACGCTGCTTGTGGCCAGTTGGCGGGGGCCTACCGTGACGATCAAAAACAAGGAGAGAGAACAATGTCCGCTATACAAGAACAGTCTTTTGAATGGCTCTTGTGTCCTGTGTGCAAGAGCAAAACACGACTTAAAATCCGAAAGGACACGATACTTGACAATTTCCCACTCTTTTGTCCCAAATGCAAAAGTGAAATGCTTATCTGTGTCAAACAATTTCATATATCTATTATCAAAGAGCCAGACGCACAGACGCAGAGCCGATAATCCGTAGCCCTTGGGTGCGAGTTATCGGCTCTTTTGTTTTTTGGCGGGTATCAATCAAAGCTACCGCCTTATACGATGACTTTAGGAGGAACACGGCGGTTTCCATGGGGGGATCGTCGTGTTCATTTTGCTTTTTCACACTACCCATGATCTTCACCAGCTAAAAAAAGCGTAGTTCCCCCACCGGGGCAGTTTGGCTACGAACATGAAATATTTAAGTATGTAAAAAGAAATATATTTTCGTGCGTCCGTATAGCGTCATGCTGTACGGGCGCTTTTATATATCCTCACCTTGGGACAAGCTGTCCCAAAGCTGGCGGCCCCGGCTGTCGATCTCCGCCAGCCTCCGTTTGGATCTCCCACCCACAAAAATCTGAACGGAGGAAAATATAATGACTACTATCAATCTGAAAGACTATTACCCTTGGTACTTAACCAATGAGTATATCGAAGTCACCGATGAAGTGGCCGAGGCGCTCATGGCCAGCAAGCGGGCCGAGGCCGCCCATGCGGAGCGGGTGCGCTACAACAGGGCTTATTATTCCCTGGACTGTGATGACGGGATCGAATACTCCGCCTGTGTTCACGAGCCCAGCCCCCAGGAGCTCCTGGATCGCAAGGAGATGTTCTATCTGTTGTGGAACGCCCTTAACTCCCTGCCGGAAGTCCAGGGCCGCCGGGTGGACGCTTATCTGATCCTCGGCAAGACCTACCGCCAGATCGCCCGCGAGGAGGGCGTGGACAAGTGCGCTGTCCGCCGCTCTGTGAAAAGCGGCATTACGCACATGAAAAAATATTTGAGAAAAAATTTCTGATCTGCTATCTCCTTTTCGCCCTTTTTTCTGGAGGTATATGAGAGGAGGATTTCTCCCTCTCCGCAAAGAGGACGCGGGGGCCAACAGCCATAGCGCGGGGCCGGATCAATGTCCGGCTCTCCGAGCCGCCGCCCCTCTCTGCGGGGGAGCGCCGCCGCCGAGGATGCTGTCTTATGACGGGGCAAGAAAATGAGCGCGGCGCTCCCCTATATCTTTATGAAAAAGGGGAACGCTCTATGAACTACGATCCAGAATTGGCGGCCCTGCTCTCTCAGCCGTGGAGCGAGGGGGCCTGCCGGGGCTATGTGATCTCCGCGATGGAACGGTGCGGTTTCAAGCCCGCCGACATTCAGCAAGTGATGATGGAGCTCCACGAGATTTTCGACTATACCACACTGGAGGAGGCCCGCGCCTACTATGAGCGGAGCCCCTATTGACTTCTGGACAAAGTGTCCAGAGGCCATACCGTCAAGCGGCCAGCGCCCTATGTGGGTGCTGGCCGTTTCCTTTATCCATACTGTTTTCAGAGGGAGGTATTTTATGCAGGCACAGGTCAAATACGAAAGCGAGTTCAAAACTGCCGTTCTTGGTGATCGGACGATCACCGTCAAGAATGTTACCCCCATTTACCCGCCGCAGGAGCGGGACAAACGTGACCGTGAGATCGAGCGGCGGCTGTTTGATGTGTTTGTAAAGTATGCCGGGCGGCGGGGGTAGGCCGGAGTCATCCTTGTTGTATGGGGGCATCAGAGGTATAATATAGTTGTAGGTTGGCTCCCACTGATAGAAAGGGAGCTAATTATGGATAACAGAATTGACGCGATTTATGGGCGGCAGTCGATTGACAAAAAGGACAGTATCAGCATTGAAAGTCAGTTTGAATTTTGCCGTTACGAATTGAAAGGCGGTGAGGGCCGGGAGTACAAGGATAAAGGTTACTCCGGCAAGAACATTGAGCGCCCGGACTTCCAGAGGCTTTTGCAGGACATCAAGCTGGGGCTCATCAAGCGGGTGATCGTCTACAAGCTGGATCGGATCAGCCGCTCCATCGTGGACTTTGCAAAGCTCATGGAGCTGTTCAAGCAGTACAATGTGGAGTTTGTGTCCTGTACGGAAAAATTTGATACCTCTACCCCGATGGGCAGGGCGATGCTCAATATCTGTATCGTATTTGCCCAACTGGAACGGGAAAGCATCCAAATGCGTGTGCAGGACGCTTTTTATTCCCGGTGTACCAAAGGCTACTATATGCGGGGCCGAACGCCATACGGCTTTGATACCGAGCCCATCGTTATGGACGGGATCAAGACAAAGAAGCTGGTGGAAAACGCGGAAATGGATTTTGCCGAGCTGATGTTTCAAATGTACGCGGAGCCGGGCAATTCCTACGGCGATATAACCCGGTACTTTGTCAAACACTCCATTAAGGTCTATGACAAGGCGCTCCAGCGGGCCTTTATCTCCAAACTGCTGAGAAACCCCGTCTATGTCCAGGCAGATATGGACATCTACGAATACTTCAAGGCCCAGGGCGTGAAAATCGAAAGCACCCCGGAAATGTTCACAGGGGACAATAGCTGCTATCTCTACCAAGGGCGCGAGGGCGAGGAACAGATCCTTGTGATCGCCCCGCACCAGGGCCGCATTACTTCCCAGCTCTGGCTGACCGTCCAGCGCAAGCTGTCACAGAACACGTCTTTCCAGAATGGCCGCAAATGCCATAATACCTGGCTGGCCGGGAAAATCAAGTGTGGGCGCTGCGGTTATGCTTTGACTGCCCTGCGAGCTCAAAACGGTGTTACCTACCTGCGGTGCAAGCAGCGGGCGGATAACGGGAGCTGCGAGGGGGCCGGTACGCTGACGGCGCAAAGCATGGAGTCCTTTGTGTATGGCGAGATGGTGGAGAAAATGCGGAAGTATCACACGCTGAAAGGCGGCAAGGAACAGGGCTATAATCCAAAGCTGACCGCCGCCCGTGTTGCCCTGGCAAAGACGGAAAGCGAGATCGAGAAACTTCTGGACACTTTGTCCGGGGCCAATCCGCTGCTCCTGCAATACGCAAATAACCGGATCGAGGAGCTGGACACAGAACGACAAAAGCAGTTAAAGCTGGTAGCAGACCTTACCGCTAATTCCGTTTCGGACACGCAAATTGACTGTATCACGAATTACCTCAACGATTGGGAGTCCGTGAGTTTTGACGATAAGCGCAAGGTGGTGGATATTCTCATATCCCACATTGACGCGACCAGTGAGAGCGTTACAATCCACTGGAAAATCTAAAACCTTTTTCACTTGGCATTATGCCCTTGTAAAAAATAGTTTAATACAGTATGGATAACAATGATGTGGTCGCTGCACGTCGTCGTGCATTGCAGGAAGCAATTCATAGCGGTGAAACCGTTATGGTCTCGCCCACGGGTCAGGTTCAGTTGCCGGGCGAATCGGATGATCCTACCCGTCCGGGAATTTCGGTCCCGCAGGGTAAGCTTGCTTAAGGCAGGAGGGAGTAACAATGGCATTTTACTGGTATCAGAGTGATCCCGACCTCTATCGGGCAGAAGTCCAGGCCATGAACAAGTTCTTTCCGTCGTTTACGATTCATCAGCTTCCTGATGGTTCCGGCAGACTGTACTGGCGTGGCAAAGTGCAGCCCGCTGGTCCGGACGGTATGGTCTGGGATTTGATGCTGATTTATAAAAACGATCATCCTCATGCAGGCGCATCGGAATATGGCGGTTCGATCCAGATTCTTCCGGTACAGCCGCGGCTGAAGGATATAGCGACCCGCATGATGCCGATCCTTGAGGAAACATATGGCAGCTACGAAAATTGTGTAAGACATGGCTTCGGTCTTGGTCTGCCGCATATCTATCGGGATAATTTCGGACGTAATGAAGAATATTTTATTTGTACTGCAGATCCGAAATACTTCAAGACGGGTATGACACGTTCGACTTCAGCTGCATCCTCTCTCAGCTGGGCCTGTAAATGGATCCTTCTGTGCGAAATGTGGATGAATGGCGAAATCAGCGATGATGTTGCGCTTGAAGGCAATTATTGAGTATTGAAAAACACTCATCACTCACGTCGGTGGGTGATGAGTGTTTTTGTTTAGAATGAGGTGTGAACAGATGGAAGTGGTCTTTTCGCAGCGGGCGATAGCGGCAGTCATGGCAGAGACGGCAGAAAAGATACAGACAGAAACGGGCGGTCTATTCCTTGGCAAAGTGATCGGGGATACATGGTATGTTGTGGAGTCCATCGACCCCGGTCCGAATTCGATTTTTGAAGTCGCATATTTTGAATACGATCAGCCGTATGTCCAGCACCTGATTAACAAGGTCGCTGCAATTTATCAGGAACGGTTGGAACTGATTGGGCTGTGGCATCGTCATCCGGGGTCTTTTGACCAGTTCTCGGGGACGGACGATCAAACTAATCACGTCTATGCGTCCATGCGGCCGCAGGGAGCAATCTCGGTTCTGGTCAATCTTGATCCGGATTTCCGTATGACGGTCTATCATGTGGGACAGACATATCGGAACTATCAGCGCATTTCCTATGAGATAGGAAATGAACGGTTTCCGCAAGAGCTTCTAAAGTATCGTTCGGTAGAAGATTCACTTGCTCTTATGCGGCGGAAATGTGGTCGTTCTGAAGCAGGAGGAACATCCGACAAAAAATCCATCGAGAATTTTATGGAAGAAGTATCGTCTTACCTTGATATGCAGATTACCGCACCGGCTATGGGCGTGAAGCAAGATGTCTCGGAGGAGCAGATGACCCGGATGATTGATCTCTTATATGCTGATTTGGAATTTTTGCGGGGGAAAAATATTTCTGTACGGGTTAGATGGAATGAGAATACATTATGGCTTTTGCCGGAAAGCAATAACGAGAACGAATCTGTGCGTTTTACAGATCTGACGGAAAATAAAATGCAGGGAGCGTGGCGTGAAAAGGTGTTTTATTATCATTCCGGAGATTTGGAAAAAGCATGGAATGATGCACATGACACGTCAGATGGCAAGTCACCGAAAGAAAACGGGCGAATGGAGGAAATTGCCAGACGTTTTGTTATGTTTGGCATGAGAAAGGGTAATTGATATGCTGGAGAATTTTTTTGGGGAAGAAATAGAAAAGACAGTATTCCTTTCAGCAGCGCAGATGCGAGAAGCACGCCCGGGGCCGGTGAGAGGAAAATATTTCAAGGACACTGCCATCTTCAATATTTTTCCGCCGGAGCTCTCAGAGCGTGGGGAGCTTTTGGGGCAGATCTTTCCGGAAGGCTCTGAACCGAACGCCAAAGGTTTTTGCGGGGTCGCAGGACAGGAAAAAATTCAGTTCTATTTCGATGGAAAACCGATTAATGCGGAACCCTATGAATTGCACCAGAATATATTTTCCCGCAACAAAGGTATTTTGGAAACGGATAAAATGGATCACAAACGGGCAGTGATCCTGGGGTGTGGATCAGTTGGAAGCCTTGTAGCAATGGAACTTGCGCGGTCAGGTGTGGGCCATTTTCTGCTTGCTGACCCGGATATAATGGAATATCACAATATCTGTCGGCACCAGTGTGGTATTGAGGACGTCGGAGACCTTAAGATAAATGCACTGAAGCGTAAGCTGCTGAATATCAATTCTCAAATTGATGTGCAGATATTTGAAGGAATCGTTCAAAACATTCCAAAGGCCATGCTGGATGATTTTTGTGTAAAAGGGAAAACCGTTTTTGTGGGCTGTGCAGATAACCGTGGAGCAGATGTCTACGCAAACCGCATAAGTATTTATTACGGAGCGGCATTTCTCTCGGTAGGATTCTGGGAGCGTGCCTATGCCGGAGAAATTTTCTATCATATTCCGGACAGGGGAATGCCCTGCTACGCATGTGCTTTGGGCGAGGGCACGGAACTTTCGGCACGGGTGCAGGCAAACCATCATGTTTATTCCAATCAGGAGAATATTGAGGGAGTCCGCTTTGAGCCGGGCATCTCAGTGGATATCAATTTTATCACCTGCATCGGAGTGAAATTGTGCCTTGATATCCTGAACATGACGGAGCCGGGCTACCGGCCTCGTCTGCTGAACGACCTGAAGCAGTACACGCTGGTGTGCAACACAAGCGACCCAGAGATTGGCGGGGAAATGGTAGAGATATTCAGCTATCCTTTGCAGGTTACCACCTCGCTCAAGGTGGGTTTCCATTCGGAAAAGTGCACAGGACAGTGCCGGTATGAAATCGAAGATCACTAAGATGTCTTTATAGAGAGGAGAACACGATGGATGCTTTGACGCAGGCGGAAGTATTTGCTTTGATCGCGGAACTGAATGATTTTATTGAAAAATGGGATCCCCGGCTCGTCACGAAGGAAAGAGAATATCAGGCCAAAAGAACGAGAATCGTCGCAGAGAACAATGCGGAAAAGACGCACCGGGAAAAGGCTTACAAACAGGAATGTGAGACGCTGTCACGTCAGTCGGCCAAAATGCTTGAGGATGCACAGAAAATCCTTGAAGATGTGGATCAAATGGATCAACAGCTGATGAGTTCTGACAAGTACTACAGCAAGACCAAAACACGTAAGGAAGCCGAACTGGCGGGCGTGGAAAGCCAGGCATACAGAAACTATACTGCATTGATGGAGGGAATTGAGGCAATCCGCAGAGACTATGGCCAGATTTCAAAAAAATATCGTGAGTCCATGCTTCCTTTTCTGATCAATGATCTGCACTTTTTGTTTTCGGCACAACGCAAGAAAGACTACGAAAGCCTTATTGTGCTGAGAAATACGGTGCATAAATTTGTGAATGAGGTCAGTGAACTGCTGCCGGAAATTACGCAGGATGAGCTGGCGATGAAAAAAGAAGCGTTCGAGCAGGACCAAAAGACTCTGGCACTCAATTTCCTGTCTACGATTCAGGAGTTTGATAATCAGGAGAGCATCAAGAACAAGAGCGATGAAACGCAGCTGCAGAGAGAGCTTGATGAACTGTTCCCGCAGGAATTTGTTGATTTTCTGGCGCAGACGGGAATGGACTATGAATCGCGCAGAGTGAAAGTGAACAGCGGGAAAAACTTTGCAGATGGAATCCTCTGGATGAGCTTTACGGATTATCCCATTTTGCTTCTGGTCGAGAATAAAAAACTTTTGTCCCTTCTGAAAAAGCGCTGTGCCCATATAATGGTTAACGATGTAATTCGCTTTCCGCTTCCGATGGCATGTAAAGGAGCTGAACCGCTCCTTGTGATGTCGGACGCTCGTTTCCCGGAAAAGGCAAAGCAACTGTCGCATGCATGGATGTTTGGTGTTCTGGCCAGCAGCCCTGTGGCAAAGTTGGAAATCACGGTAATCGATCCGGAAAACCGTGGAACCAGTGTCGGGCCTTTCTTTGATGCTCGCAAGCGGCTGCCAGAACTGTTCGGTGAAAAAATCTGCTTTACGGCAGAGGATATCGCTGCACAACTGGCTCTGTTGAACGAAGAAATCGAGACGACCCTGATGGACAAACTCGGAACAGAGTACGACAGTATTTTTGACTATTCAAGGGAACACCCGGAAGAGGTCCTGCGAGTCCGCTGCCTCGTGATGTATGATTTTCCTCGCAATATCAGCGATTCGGTTCTTGCGGATGTGCGCAATATTCTGCGTAATGGCAGCCGGTGCGGCATTTATGCAATGGTCATTTGCCCACCGCCGCAGCCAGACACACGTCAGGAAAGCTACCGGCAGATGCTGCAGACGATACAGCCCTTGACAGCGGTCATCAAGCAGGATCAGCAGAGCTTTTCGGAGCGCGGCTTGCCGCTGCTCTATCATCCGATGCCGGACAAAGCCGGTTTCGACCGCTTCTTCAGTAAGTATATGCTTATTTTTGAGGGAATGCAGAACCGGGGCATTGCGTTCTCGCCGTTTATCCGCAAGCTGGTCGAAGCGAAAGATGATGCAGAGCTGGATGGTTCCATTCAGAACCTTACTGAATGGAAGCAGATATCTCAGGAGCCATTTGATCAACAGTCAGCAAGTACAACTTTCCCGGAGTTGTTCTGCATGGGTCAGATTGCTTATCCGGCCGAGATCTTTGATGAGAGCATCGGCTATAAAAAGATTGTGCGGGCTTTCCGCGCGGAAACACCGGGTCACTCTATTGATATGAGCCGTGTGGAACTGCCGATGATGTTTAATCTCCATCATCCACTCAATCTGGAGGTAATCGGACCTGAAGCGCAGCGCGATAATATGCAGAGTGCAGCATATCGCGTAATCTGGGGCTTCCTTCGGAAGTGCCCGGCATCCAAAGTGCGCTTCTGTATCTTTGATCCGAAAGAGGGCGGCGGGAGTGTCCGTATGTTGTCCAACTTCGTCAATAAAATGCCGGATTCCTACAAAAAAGCTGTCACGCAGATGTCCCGGACAGAAGAATTGCTGAGCTGCTTGAAAGAGCTGGAAGGGCAGACGCTTGACTTTATTCGTGACCGCCCTGATTATGATGATCTGCTGGACTATAATGCACACAATCCAAGACGTACAGAAGCGATTACATTGCTCATGCTGTATGATTTCCCGTTGAACGCGGACGCTCGCTGTCTGGAACTGCTGTCCTCTGTTATGCAGAAAGGAAACAAGTGCGGCATCTATGTCATCCTGTGCCGGAATACTGCGGTCGAGGTGGCAAGCAGCTATGATCACGTAGACGAAAAACTGGCCGAACTGGAAAAGAATTGTGTCCAGATCGAATGTAAAGAAAACGGATTCGCTCTGCTGCCGTATCACCTCTCGGTCCGTTTGATCGAAAAACCCGATGCCGGACAGCTGGAAAAATTTGCGGTAGAATATCACAAGGCAGTCGAAAAACTGAACGTTCAGAGCATCCATTTTGAAGAAATCCTCCCGCCGGAACCGTTCCAGGGCAGCACGGCCAAGGTGTTGAAGCTGCCGATGGGCATCGGCGATGGTGATTCGGTCGTGAGCATGGTGTTTGGCGAGGGCACCTCGCATCATGGCCTGATAGGCGGTGGTACGGGTGGTGGCAAATCGACCCTGCTGCATACGCTGATCATGAGCAGTATGATGAACTATTCACCGGAACAGCTCAATTTGTATCTGATGGATTTCAAGGGCGGTACCGAGTTCAAAATCTACGAATCGGAGCGGCTGCCGCACATCAAGCTGCTGGCGCTGGATGCACTGCAGGAGTTCGGCGAGAGCATCCTGGAAAATCTGGTCCAGGAGATGGCGAATCGCTCGGATATATTCAAGAGATCCGGTGGATATACAAAGCTGGAAGACTATGTTACCAATACCGGAAACAGCATGCCCCGTATCCTGGTCATCATGGATGAGTTCCAGATCTTGTTTGACAGCGGAACAAACCGCAAGGTGGCAGAGCGGTGC